TCTTCATGAATTGTGGGCTCAAATGGGTGCTGATATTACTACTTATACTAAAGAAGAACTTGTATTTTCTGCCCTGAATCATGACCTGGGTAAATTAGGTGATGAGGAACATGACTCATATATTCCTCAAACAGATAAATGGAGACAAGAAAAATTAGGTGAAGATTATATGTTTAATGATAAACTGCCTTTTGCTTCTGTACCTGATCGTGGCTTATATTTACTCCAGGCTCATGATATTAAGTATACATTTAACGAAATGATTACTATTCAGACTCATGATGGTTTATATGATGAAGCAAATAAGAAATATCTTTTAACTTATATGCCAGAGACTAAACCTAGAACTAGTTTGCCTTATATTGTACATCAAGCTGATTTAATGGCTGCTCGTATTGAGTTTGAAAGAGAGTGGTTTCCTAAATTTAACTTGGAAAAGCCAAGTAAATCATTTACCTTGGAGACAAATAAAAAATCAACACCTTCATCACCAGCTACTAAAAGTAAAGCATTAGGTAGTTTAAAAAGTGAGGGATTGAAAAATATGTTAAATAATTTATGATAATTTTAGTAGTTGTTTTAGGTATAATGGTCGTGGTCTTAGGATACACGACCTTTAACCTTCTTAGAAAAAATGAAAAACAAGAAGACATTTTAGCTTCTTATTTAACTTACCTTAATAAAATATCAGATATCATTGATGCCTCCGATAAAAAAATTCATGAGGTAGATGTTAAAGGATCTTTTGAAAGTGATGATGAAGTAGGATTTTTCTTTACAAACATTAAAATGATTCAAGATGTATTAAATCAATTTAAAATTAAAAATTTATGAGTGAGGTAGTAGTTAAGAAAAAGAAAGGGGTACAATATTTTACTCAAGATACAGAAGATGCAATTATATTATATAATAATACTCCTACATTTGATGAAAAAAATAAAATTTATCATGAACGTATCCATTATGGTTTCTTTAAATTAACTGAAAATATCATTCATACATTTAAGTTTTATTATACTGAAGTAGATAATATTGAAGATTTACAATTTGAAGTAATTTCTTTCCTAATATCTAAAATGCATTTATTTAACCCAGCTAAAGGAGCTAAAGCATATTCTTATTTTGGTACTATTGCTAAACGTTATTTAATTTTATCTAATCAGAAAAATTATAAAAAACGTATTGATACTGCACCTATAGAAACATTAGAAGAAGATGAACGTCATTCGTATGAAATGGAAGATACCCAACCTATAGAACGTTTATCTTACTTTATAGACCAGTTTGCAATACATTGTACTGAAAATATTTATGAAATTTTTCCAAAACAAGAAGATGCAAAAATCGCAGATGCTATTTTAGAATTGTTTCGTAAACGAGAACATTTAGATGTTTTTAATAAGAAAGCACTTTACATTTATATCCGTGAAATTATAGATGTTAAAACTCCTAAGATTACTAAAATAGCAAATAAATTATACGATATATTTAAAGAAGGTTATGTATTTTATTTAGAACACGGATATACAAAGTTTTGATTTTAATATTTATAATCAAAATTTATGAGTTTAGACGCTGTAATATTTAAAAAGAAAAAATTTTCTGATATCTTAGAAGAAATTTATGAGAACCAAAAGAAAAAGGAATCACAAATTTCTGCTTTGATTGGTGAATTAAAACCTCTTATTAATGATATTGGTGACGCTACTTTAGTTGTTCCTTTAATTAAGGAATATATGGAAATTGGAGTTAAAAATGATGAACAATTAATCAAGATGGCTACTATTGTTCAACGTGCTCTACAAGTACAAGCACAAAATAATTCTAACGAATTATCTTTCTCAGAAGAAGAAAAAGCACAGTTATTTGATTTAGCCAAAAACATTGGAGAAAATAAATAATGCCTTTAACAAAATCAGGACTATCAGCTTTAAGTAATGCCTTTAATTCATCTGTAGGAGATGTTTTTGGTAATCTACTTGCTCAACAAGTAGGTAATCTTTTTCAACCTGTAAGAGTAAAAAGTATTATTTTAGATGAATTGCATCCTAGATTTAAAGAATTAGGTGAATGGAATGGATTAGGAATTATTGAATATGAAACTATAAATAATCCTATAGCAAGTAGTACTCCTTTACCTTATGCTAGACCTTTATTATCAAATCAAAAGTCATTCCCTTTAATTAATGAAATAGTATTTTTGTTTAGTTTACCTAATACAGATATAGGACAGTTTACTACATCAAATGATAATTATTATTTAACAACTGTTTCATTATGGAATCACCCCCACCATAATGCTTATCCAACAAAACCTAATACACTTCCTAATTCTCAACAAAAAGATTATATTCAAACTCAAGCAGGAAGTGTTAGGAGAGTAACTGATCAATCAACAGAAATAAATTTAGGAAAAACATTTAAAGAAAAATCTAATATTCACCCACTTTTGCCTTTTGAAGGTGATACAATTTATGAAGGCAGATGGGGTAATAGTATTAGAATTGGTTCAACTGTTAAAAATACTCCTAATAATTGGTCAACAACTGGTGTGAATGGAGATCCTATTTTAATTTTTCGAAATGGACAAGGTCAACAAAGTAAAGAAGGTTGGGTACCAACATTAGAAGATATTAATAATGATGAAGCATCTATTTATTTAACATCAACTCAACAGATTCCATTAAATCCAGCTAGTTCAGATTACACATCATACAAACAAAATCCACCAGAATCCCCTCAAAAATATTCGGGTAAACAAGTTATTATATCTTCAGGAAGATTAGTACTTAACACATCAGAAGATCATTTATTATTATCATCAAATAAAAGTATTAATTTAAATTCTTTAAAAGGATTAAATATAGATACTAACACAGTTATAATTCAATCCCAAAATATTTATTTAGGTTCTAAAAACGCAAAAGAACCTTTATTATTAGGTAATCAAACAGTAACTTTATTAAATCAACTAATTTTAAATTTAGCATCTTTTGCCCAAATATGCAGTACTTTAGTCTCAGCACCCCCTGGTGCTCCCTTAGCTCCATTAAATGTAGCGGCTATTCAATTAGTTGGATCTTTAAACGCACTGCAATCTAATTTAAATAATTTAAAATCTAAATATAACTACACAGTATAATGTCTACACCTTTTGAATTAGAACAAACTAGGCAAAAAGAACAAGCTTCAATAGAAAAACAATCTATTTTAGCAGGGCAAAAAACTGTAAATAGTAATTTAATTAAAGATTCAACACCTGAAGGTTTAAAATTAAAAGGATCAGCTAAATTACCTTTATTAATATTTAATTTAAGTTCTCAAATTCCTGAAATAATTCAACCTTCGCTTGAAGGATTAATTCAAAAATATATTCCTAACACTAATGTTTGTGATAGTAATATTAATATAAATGAATTTTTAATTCAAAGAAATAACATTGTAAGTTCATTAAACAATATAGGTGATAAAGTAAATAAATTAGGAACATCAATAACAGGAATTTCTAATTTTTTAGATTTAACTTTAGGAGTTATTTCCGCTGTAGATATAGCATCAACAGCAATATCATTAGCTGCTAAAGCAGTTCCTTTAATCCCTGGAGCTGTTCCGGCCGCATTAAATGATATTCAAACTTTTATTAGAAAAACTACTTTTGACCAGGCTGGAAATTCTAAACTATCCAAATCCCAAGGAATAATAAACAGTTCAGCATTAGTTATTTCTATTACTGGAGTGTATATATTAAAAACAATAGAACTTCTTGATCAAATAGATAATTATATGAACACTTGCTTTCCTGAAATTAAGAATGACTTAACTTTAATTTCAAAAGATGTAAAATCTATTGCTGATTCACAGAAAAAAGCTCAACAAACTTTAAACCAAATTACATACAATGGGTTTATTATTGATATAGAAGAAATTCCTTATACTCCTACAGTCACTCGTAGAAAAGCAGTTGGTAGAAATGCTCAAGGGATAACATTAATTCAAACTGAATTATCTTTTACTACAGATACCCAAACATTAATTAATGAATTAAAACTAATAATTGATAGAGATAATTTAAAAGCTTATTAACTTAAATATTTATAAATAATGAAACCATCAGATTTTAAAAAAATTATTAAAGAGGCAGTAAGAGAAGCTATCCAAGAAGAATTAAAAGATATTCTATTGGAAGCGGTTCGTGCCCCTAAGACAATTGTTACAGAGTCAATCAAGGACACTTATGCTCAACCTAATATTTCAAACCCAAAACAATTAACTGCTGCTGAACGTAGAAATATGTTCTCGGGAATGATTGGAGAAATGCAACAAGGAGGAATAGCAAATACTTCATACCAAGGAACTATAAACCCCTCTCAACCAGTTGATACAGTTAATGGTGCTTTACCTGAAGGACAAGTTGGATTAGATCAAATAATGGCTTTAATGAATAAATAATGGCATTCGGGGCGAAAAAAATATTTCCTTTAGACACTAAACCAGGCACAGCTGTAGGTATAGGTCTTCCTTTTAATGCCCCTGGTGTCTTTAAATCTACTTATTTAACTAAAGATGCTATAAAAAATAATTTAATAAATTTTTTTCTCACTAATCAAAGTGAAAGATATTTAAATCCTAATTTTGGTGGGAATTTAAGAGCATTTTTATTTGAACAAATTTCTAATAATAATTTAGATAATTTAAAAGAAGATATTCAAACCCAATTAGGATTATATTTTCCTAATATTATCATTTCCTCCCTTGATGTATTATCATCTCCAGATGACAATGAAATAACAGTTGATTTTAAATATAGTATAACCAACACTGGAATAACAGATGAACTTTCAATATCATTTATATAATGGCAATTAAAAGAAATATACAATACATCAATAAAGACTTTACGGAATTAAGAGCTAGTCTTATTAATTATGCTCGCACTTACTTTCCTACAACTTATAATGATTTTTCTCCTACATCACCAGGAATGATGTTTATGGAGATGGCAGCTTATGTAGGCGATGTTTTATCGTTTTATACTGATAATCAAATACAAGAAACATTTATACAATATGCTCGTCAACCTAATAATTTATATGAATTAGCATACATGTTTGGTTACAAACCAAATGTGACTCAAGTTGCTACAACTAATATTGATGTTTATCAACAAGTACCAGCTAAATTATCAGGCTCAACTTATGTCCCTGATTTTGATTATTCATTATATGTAGCTGAAAATTCTAATGTTATTTCTACAAATACTCCTAGTATTAATTTTTTAGTAGAAGATGCTATTGATTTTTCATATTCCAGTTCTTTAGATCCTACTGAAGTATCAATTTTTAGTATTGATGGACGTGGAAACCCTACATATTTT